AGGATCTCTTGGTCGATTTCAGCAGTGATTTCTTGTGCTAAAGCAGCCATAACTTCTGCTTCAATGTCAATACCTTGTTGAGCTTGTGCATCTTGCGCTGCTTCGAAAGTCCAGCGAGCTGATAACTTACGAGTCTTTGCTTCAACAGTTTGCTTCAAGATTTGAATTGACATACGCTTACCAGCTTGTCCTTCTAAAGTAGCTGTAGAAGCTGCTTTAGCAGTTGAACTGTCATTGCCTGAGTAAGCTTCAGCAATCTTGAATGGTGATAGTGCTTCTTCACCAGCTACTACGCCAGTACCGTTATCTGCATAACGAACACGTAGAGTATGAATCTGGCCAACTGGGCCAGTCATTGGTTGTACACCAACTAATTCGTTAGCAATAACGGTTGGCATAACACGACGAATAACCGGTAGAATCACGCGGTTTAATGTGGCAACGTTGCCGGCAGAAGTAGCACCTGCAGTTGGGCTTTCAACTAGGTACTTACGTGTGTTCTCTAGTGTAACTCCCATTACAGATTTTTTAGTGCCTTGTAGGCCTTCTAAAAGAGCTTCTTTAGTCTCTGCCCAACGGCCATTTAGTAGTTCAGACATTTAATTTCTCCTTAAATTTTTAGTCCAGCGAGGCGACGGATATCAACGATATTGCTATCACTCTCGCCGCTACGATTTGCGTTGGAAACTTTGTTTCCTGTAACTTCTTTTGCCTCTACAAGTGCCTGTTTCTTCTGCGGAGCTTTACCTGCATGTCCATTTAGGACTGCTGGAAGATACTTGTCAAAACTTTCGTTTAGACGTGTAGTCTTTACACTCTCCATTAATTCACCCATGATCTCACGTTGCTCACTGTTAAGTGGAGCAAGTAATTCACTCATGATTTCTTTGCGTTCTTGCGCTTCTTTTAAAGCTGCAATTTCTGCTTGTTTACTTTCTACTAGGGCATTAGCGTCTTCAATAGCTTTAGCAGCTTCTTGAACAGCTAGGTCCTTCATGTCTATGACCTTGAGTAATTTTGCAGTTTCTGACTTCTCAGAAAGATAGCTTGTTTGATATTCAGAAGCAAATGCTTCGAATAACTTACGACCGAAGTCGTTACGACGGGCTGCTTCGATGTCTTCTCTTAAGCCATGTAATTCAGAACGTAGTCCTTCATTAATAACTTTTTCGACTTTCTTAGCTGCACGTTCAACAAACTGTTGTTTGACCTTCTGAAGTTGTTCACGTCCTTCACGAACTAAGCGTACCTTAGTCTCGGCAAGATCTTGTTTGTCTTTGTAAAATTCTGCAATTTCTTGAGCAAGAGCTTCTACAACGAACTGTTCGAGTGTACCGAACTTACTAGCCATTGCAACTTGGTCTTCGTGCAATTCTTTAACTTCTGCGGATAGTTGACGTGTAACAAATTCCTTCATTACACCAGCATCTGCTTTCATTTTAGAAGCGTACTTAACTTTCATTTCAGCTAGCGATTTGCGGTCTTCACTAAATTCAGCGATTTCAGCAGCTAGGCGATCTGTTAACATTTTGTCAACAGCTTCTACCATAGTAGCTTTATCGTGCTCATAGCGTTGAGCAAATTCTTCGCGTAGAGTTTGAGCAACTTGATCACGGTTTTCAGCGATACGCTGTTCCCATGCTTGCTCGATTGACTCTTTGATCTCTGTAGAAATCACATTGTTTTCAAATAACGTTTTTAGTGCATCCAACATGTGATTCTCCTTATTATTGGAGTTTGCCAATTATTGCTAATAGGCTCTCTTTGAGATATTTTTGTGCTTTCGGGTCACCCTTAACTTCTTGCGCTATGCGTAAGGCACTTAATCCCCCTCGACTATTCATCAAGTGTTCATAAATTGGTGTAGGATATGCTCCTGGGGCACTAGGTTGAGCTACCATATCTACTGTGATAATCTCAAAATCTGATACTTCACCAGATCCGTCATCTCTAACGTTTCCAGATCCGCGGCTTGATACGCCTAATTTCACACCGCTTTCTAGCATAGTGCGGATTAGTTGTCCCATAGGCGTAGGTAAAATTTTCAACTTTCCATAACCATTTGGACCGTCCATCCACATGTTCGTTATCATGTGAGACACACGGTCCAGGTTAATTTTTAGATCATCAGGATGATCAACTTCTCCGAGAACGCTATAACCGTTTTGAATCTGATCGTTCAGGGTCTTAACAGCCTTGTCAATCTCTTTCACAGGGTAAACACGTTGATTTGCATTGCGTATACCGCCTTGAATGCAGATACCCGACATATACAACGATTTCCCGTCTTTGTCATCAGATTCAACGATCATTTTTGCTTCGTTGAAGCTTAGATTTTCTCGAAGATGTAGCATAATGATTACTTACGTGACCCAACAATGCTCTTAGTGTTAGGAGCAGATTCACCTGCACCCTTCTTCTCAGCACCGTGGCCCTTAGTTACTGGCTTTAGTTTAGTTGCTGATTTAGCACCAGGAACGTTTACGTTACCACCAGTTTGTGGTTTTGTAGTTGGCTTTAGCAAACCGCTTTGTACGCCTTTGCCACCCATTTCTCCACCTTTAGCGATATTAGCAGTTGTACCGCCCATATCGTTTTTACCAGCTACGATAGACTTAGTGTTAACACCGTTATCACCGTGCTTTGGTAAAGCTACTTTGTCAACGTACTCCATGAATGCATGTAGTTCGTCTTCTTCGCCTTCTGGCTCGCCGCCAAAATCATCACCTGCATCACCGTCACCAGCTGCATCAATTGCACCGATATCGTGATTTGGTTCTTCAGCTTCTTGAGACATTAGCTCTTCAAATTCTGCTTTTAGTTCTTCTAAGGCATCTTCTAGGTCCATAACGCGATCTTCAATATCGCCTTCGCCTTCTTCGCCGCCGAATTCTTCTTCACTTTCTTCGTCGCCGAATGGCTCTTCTTCTGAACCTTCTTCACCTTCAGCGTCATCGCCTTCAGCGTCATCACCTTCAGCGTCATCGCCTTCAGCATCGTCTCCGCCGAATGGGTTTTCAGAACCTTTTTCTTCTTCTTCAGAACTTTCTTCTTCCTCTTCTTCTTCGCTTTCAGCTAAGTCGAAGTCTTCTTTTAATAATTCTTCATAAATCTCACGTGATTTGCCCACAACGATATTGTGGAAAATCTCTTTTGCTGTTTCTTGATCTTCATTGATCAACGCCTCTAGCATGGCTTCAAATTGTTTACGATCAGTCATTGTTCATTCTCCTGTGATGGTTATACAAGGCTGTAATATATTTACACTTAATTTTAAAAATAGTGTTATAATGGCCAAAAAAACGCCTCGTTTGAGGCATTTTCTGTAATCTGATATATTTATACCGGTGGTGCTGCCGGTGTTGCGTACATACTATGAATAAATTCTAGTTCACCTTCTTGTTCTAAAATATGTGCTTCGCTCGATTTACGTAGCTCGTTAATTTGACGTAACGTCAAACGTGTTTTGCGTGTGTCAGAACTATGCAACTGCGATTCGTCACGCTCGGGCTGATAGCGCAAATCATTTGCAATGCGTCTTGTATCAGCGTCAATATAAAATAGTTCTCTAAGAATCATAATGTATTTATCAACCCGGTGGTGTTGCTGGTGCGCTAGGTGCTGCTGTTGGGTTAGATGCCTGTGCGCCTAACTCAGCGTCTGTGTCACCTTCCATGCCATCTGGTGCAGTTAAGTCGCCTGCCGCACTTAAATCGCCTTCGATTCCTGCTGCACTTAATCCAGCGCCGCGTAGTTCGCCTGCTGCATCAGTAAATGTAGGTTGTCCTGAACCATTTTCTTCTGCCCATAAGCGTTCGTTGTCTGCTACTTCTTCGTCTGTTAATCCCAAGAAACGTTTTAATGCAAAACGCTTTGACATAAACGGAACTTGAACAATACCAGTAAATGTATTAATACGCTCAGCATCTAGTGCTGATTGGCGTGTGCTTGCAAAGTTTAAAGGAGGATTAAACTTTAATTCAAACAAGTTAGCATCAATATTCACGCCTCGTGAATACATGTACATCTTAAATTCTTCATCAAATACTGCTGTTACAAGTGCTTGTAAACGTTCGCAATATTTGTTAAAGCGTAATTCCTGAATGTATGCTGTACCTACTCGCCCGTCATTATATGAGGCTTGCGAATCGTCTGCACCCGTTGGCAGATAGGAACTTGGAATACGTAATCCACGAAATAACTTGTTAGTAAAATACTTTAAGTCGTCAATTTCGCCTAAGTTAGTACCGCCTGGCAATGTTTCTACTTTAGAACCACGACCTTCTGCTGTTTGCGGGAAGAAATAGTCTTCGTTGATACTTAAAGGATTGTATGCACTATCGATAACGTTTTGTCCACCGCCAGATTGGCTAGGGATTCTACGTTGGTGAATTTCATTTTTAACACGTTCAACGAATGCCATAGCCATATGCCCTGGCATATTACCCACGTCAATATGGAACACACGACGTTCTGGCGCACGTTGAATACGATAGATTAGAATCGCATCTTCTAATAATTCTTTTTGTTTGTAAACTTTGAAAATGTTTTCTAACAAACTATTTCCAAACGGATACATGTTGTCTAAGCCTTCGCTCAATGACAAGTGAATCATGTGTTCAGAATCAATAGCATGTTCAGTTTCGCTTACACCAAATCTAGAACCATTGCTAGATCCTGCTGAAAACTGTCCAGTTTTTTGTGCTCCGCCTTGGCCCATATAACCAGCGCCACCGCCGATACCACCTGATGAATTACGTGGATTAATGTTAGGTGTAATCTGTGTAGCAACTAAATCCATAAAGTTAGGTGCTAAATCTTTAACAACATACTGTTCAGGCTTCTTGCCTTCGCTTTCGTTAACAATAACTTTAGTAACTTTACTTGGATCTACATAACTCCATTTCTGTGTTTCTGGATCACGAATAAAGAAAGCATCACCGTATTTGAATACGTTGCGCATGATACGGAAAATGCGTGTGTCAAACTTTTGTAGTTTAGTCCACTGTTGTAAATATTCACTTAGAATACGTACTTCACTATTTGTAGCTTTATGACGCCACTGTACGCTAAAAGGTGTTTTACCGTCTTTTAATTTTTGTGTGCAGAATTCTGCTAAAATGTCTAATGCAGCATTAACTTCTGGATCGCTATCCATTACTTCGTATTGTTGATAACGCTCGATACGATTAGGTGCGCCAGCATAAACATCTGGCAGATAGCTAGAATAGTTTGATCGTGCTGGGCCAGCCTTAGTTAACGAGCTGCCAACAGGGCTGACAGTTCCATTAACTGGTACAGGTGTGAAATATTTTTTCCAACTCATTGTTTATCCTTAAGCAATCAAATTGCCAGTGTTTTTAATTGCCCTAACACTTTTATCATGACCATCTTCAACTGCCATTATTAGTCTCTCTATACGCTTATTTAAGTCATTAACGCCCTTAACCATCTCAGTCATGGGGTCGTTTGATTCTTCAGCAGGTGTAAAAGACGCAGGCTCAGGCATTGACTCGGTGTTAGTAGAAGGTTTAATCTTCTCAAACATTTTTTCAAATGTACTAGTTGTTGGCATTTGTGACTTGGCTTTTTCAAGATCAGACTTTAAATTACCTTGGATGCTAGAAATTATAGGACCCATTTGGCTAGTCATTTGCTTGCCCATTGTTTGAATAGTTCTAGACATTTTTTCAGCATCTGCCTGGTTAGTTATTCCACCAGTTGCCATAATAGAATCCATCGATCCTTTTATATTCTTAAACATTGCAGGAAGTTGTAAATCAGCAGGATCAACTTTCTTGCCAACTGTCATAGTTTTTTCTATGTCTGCGCCCATTTTTTGAGCAGTTCCGATAATCCCTTTTAATTGACTTTCAGTTATAACACCTTCTTTGCCATGCAGGGTCATATCTGTACCTGCACCAAAATCTTCAATTAATTTGCCAACTGATCCTAAACTACCAAACTCGCGTCCTGCTTTTTGCTTTTCAGATTCTGGAACTGACGCTTCTCTAGTACCCATTGCAGTCTTTGCCTTGTCTGCCATTGCTGGTACTAGTCCTGCAACTTGTTCAGGTGTGTATCTTTTTAGAACACCATTTAAATTACCAAAACTAGTAATAAGTTCGCCTGCTTTAGTGTTCAAATTACTAAAGTAAGTACCTGCACCGGCAGCAACATCTTTAAGAGCAGTATCAACTTTGTTAAGCGTTTGTCCTAATTTTGCTGCTTCGCCTTCTGGTCCGCCTGTACCGGCAGCAGCGCCTTCTCTTTCTTTCTTTAATTTTTCTTCTTCTTGTGCAATGTACTGCTCTCGAGTAAGGTTTCCTCGTTTAGCTTCGTTGTCGGCATTGGCAAGAATCTGCCCGTAGCGCAATGTTTCAAGGTATCCACCTGCCATTGCCTTAGTAGTTTCACTGCCAGCTTTCATCTGGACAGCTTGTTCCATTTTAGATTCTTTTGAACTTTTAGCTAATGCAAGAGCCTCTTGGTCCATCATTTTATAGATGTCTTTTCGCTTGGCTTCGTCAGCAGCAGTAGTGCCAGTAATCTCAGCTAGCTGTTCTGCATACTTTGCTAATGGTCCTGCGGCTAGAACTTGCTGTTGTTCTTGTTCATTCGTCACACCACCGGTTGAATAAATTCTAATTGCATTCTGTACAGCTTCACCGTACTTTAGTGTTCCTGCTAAACTCTTCTCAACAGAGTCTCTCTGATCTGCATCCATTGCAGCCATAGCAAGCTGCATATCTTTTGACTTTAATTGTTTTTCTAACGCTAGCTGTTGCTCTTGTCTACTAATGCCAGTTAATCTAGCAGTGTTGTCCATTTCAGTCGCAAGCGCAAGAGATGTAGCAATTAAACTCTTTTGCGCCGAAGCAGTCATTAAATTATCTTGCTTTGAGTTATGTGCAACTAATGAAAGGATTTGTCCAAATTCTTCAGTATTAGTTCCTGTTGCTTTTAATTGATATGCAACATCAGTGTTTTGAATTTGTTTAGCAGTTTCTAAATAGATAAGGGCAGACTTATCCATGTTAGCACCCATACCTGCAATTGATCTACTATTTTGTTTAATAGTTTGTTCAAATTCAGGTAAGCTCATACGAGCTTCTAGTACAGCTTTATCATACAAGCCCAAGTTCTGGCCCATATGGATACCGCTTGCAGCAACAGTATTAAGTGATCTATTAACAGCTAACCCAGCTTCAGCAACTTGTGTGCCCATTCCGGCTACTGCACCAGTAACTGGTCCAAATGCAGATCCTAACTGTTTAACAGTACCTAGTGCATCGTTAACACCGTACAAGCCCGTAGCAAGTTTACTAGCGGCACCCATTGCATTGCTCATGCCTGTAGTTCCTGCCGAGAACCAGCTAGGTACTCCGCTAGATCCTCCTCCGCCTCCGTTGCCGCCACTGTAAGAACCACCAGTTCCGCGGGTCATGCCATTAACTCTAGCAAAACTATTCGCTATAGCATCACTAAACTCATCTGGTGTCATATCTGCAACGGTACGTGCCATAAAAAAATCCTTGAAAATGTACGTATATAAATACTCGTACAATATATTTATCCGGAGTCTTTTATGGCCACAAATCCGTTACAACAGTTTTTTAGACAACCTAAAATTTTTATCAGTTTACCTAGTATGGGCGTGTACAACAACCCTACAGATTTTGACGGTGACATTAGCCACTTGCCAGTTTACGGCATGACAGGCATGGATGAAATTTTGGTTAAAACACCCGATGCATTGCTATCAGGCGATAGCACAGTTAAAATAATTTCCAGCTGCGTTCCAGCAATTAAAGATCCCTGGAAGCTGTCTGGTATAGATTTAGACAGTGTTCTAACTGCTATTCGTATTGCAACATACGGTAACCAACTTGAAATCGGAAATACGTGTCCAGCTTGTGGAACTGAAAACGAGTACGAATTTGACATTGCTACTTTTATCGATTACTATTCATCTTGCAAGTTTGAAAATAAAGTTGTACTAGGCGATTTAACTGTTAAGTTGCGTCCGTTAAACTACAAACAAAGCACAGATTTTAGTATGCGTAATTTCCAGTTACAGCAAACTTTAAAACAAATTCAAGATATCGAAGATGAAGATGAGAAGCGTAAAAAGCTATCAGAACTCTACGAGCAACTGGCAAATTTACAAAATGATATCTTTGTTACAGGTATTGAAAGTGTAGATACAGGATCACAAGTAGTTACTGAACGCGGATTTATCAAAGAGTGGGTTGAGAATTGTGATGGTCAACTATTAGAACAAATTCGTCAACAGATTACTAAAAATCAGCAAACTTGGCGTAGCCCAAGTCAAAATGTAAAATGTGACAATTGCGGACATGAGCAATATGTAAACATTACATTGGACCAGTCAGATTTTTTCGTACCAGCCTAATTCGATTATCCGCCTCGGAAATTGAAGAATATCTAATTAGGCTTGAAAAAGAAATTAAAGATTTTAAAACAGAGTTAGTACGAATAAGTTGGTTCTTGCGAGGCGGAGTAACCTTAGAACAGTTACTGCATGTCTACTCATCTGAAGACCGTGATTCAATGTACGAAGTAATTCAAGAAAACATAGAGCTTACTAAGACAGCTCAAATGCCGTTGCTTTAACGGTTAATCCAATTTCCAGTAACAGTATCGAACTTCATACCGTATGGGTTTTCTGCAGGCTTAACATTAGCTAATGTTGACATAGCGTCTTTGTCATCCTTGTTAGCATTAGGACCAGTTAACGATCCTCTAGCATCTTCGTGCCCTGTAATCATATCGTAGCCTTCTTTAGCCCAGCTACCAACAGTTTCACGCATGAATGATGCTACCCATTTGCCAAATGACTCGCCAATAAACCACTGAGCAAATGCTTTTGATCCAGCTTCAGACGTCAAATAAACACCAAACGCAGCAGCACCTGGACCACTAAGTTTAGAAATTAGTTTACCAGCACCACTAGCAAAAGGTAGTGTACCAATTAAGCGTCCAGCAGTAGCAACTGAAAATTTAGCAAACCCAATAGCTACAATTTGTGAAACACATTTACCTAACCAGTATTGTACTTGCTTTTCGTATTCTACAGGTTCAATTGTTTGTGCTTTTAGTGATTGATTTAATTTATGTATTTCCCAACCAGTAGTAACAATAGGTTCTGCAATACCCCATGTAAGTGCTACATTTTTAATTAAGGAAAACCAGTTACCTATAACACCGCCCATAAGAGAAAGATCGTTTTTGAATTGCACAACTTTTTCTGCTTTCGCTGCTTGTTTCGCAGCTATAGGACCAAGAGCTGTTGCTCCTTTACTAGCTAATTTACCGAATACTTTAGATCCGATTTCAGCAGCAATTCCTTCATTAACGATTATTTCACGAACTTTCATTTAAATCTCACTTTGATTCTATATTTAGCTCTGATTTAAAGAAGAACTAACGTTCTTCTGTTCTTCACTTCGTTCGAACTTTTCTTATTTTTTAAGTGATTTAATTATTGAAGTTAGCTGCGAAGCAGTTTTAAATTCATGTAGATTGTTTTAGTCAGACGGAACCATTTGCATGGTTCCGCTTAGTTGTCTTCATGTGAGTTGTCACAGCCGAGACGTTGGAAGTAGGTAATTTTTCACTGTATGCTAATGGACTCTGTGCTTTTCCATCCTACCACGACCCACATATTTCTATGTGCTCTAAACCTCGTTCCTAGTGTTTAGATGTTTATAGCCAGTGTTTTCGTATGCTAACAATTCATACTATATCAATGCGTTGCGTATCCTTGTTCTCACGCTCAGACTCTCTTCCCCTTCAGGATAGTGGGATTTACCCACGGGAGTGCATCAATATGTTACGTGTCCGGTTTATGCCCCGGGTTTTCCACAGCGGTATTTTCAAACTGGCCCGCCAACCTTAAGTGTTAGATTGTTTTGCCTGTTGTTCTAGGAGTGCCTGTCTCAGACTCGGTGATCCGCCTACCCGTAAATTGATGATACCGTTGTAGTAATCATCAGTTTCTAGTACCCTGCGGTCAAACTGTTCTCGTGCCTCAATATACGACATTTCTGCTTTTGTTTTACAGAAATAAAGAATTTCTCTTGTGAATTTGTCTGCGCCTATTGCCTGTATGTCTGCTGTTAGATTAGGGCTTGAGCCATAATAAGTTTGCCAATCTGAATCAACTAAACTTCTAATCTTCTTCTTTTTCTTGTTGCCGTTCTTGAGTTTTACAGTTTTCTGAGAAGTTTTTGAGAATTTTGCGAGTTTTTTGCCTATGTACTTACGATTGTTAGTGGTATTAGTGATGAGATATACGAAGCCTAAACAATCTTCTGGTAAAGTTTCTATTAAATTTCCCTGGTAAGTCCATGACATGCTTTAGTTAGCATTGTCTGTACCTGATGCCTGTTGTTTTTGAGCCTGCCGTTCTGCTTCTTTTTCTGCTAGTTCTATTTCTTTTACTCTTGACCATTCGCGAACTGCTACACGTCTACGTGTACAAATTTTGCGCAGTTCGCTTAGTCTTTGCCTTAATCTTATTGCAGATGCCTTCGTGCCTTCAGCTAACCATTGCTGATTAGCTTCAAAATATTCCCTAAATTTTGCTAATAATTCCGCATGAATTTCTTCATCTTGTTCCGGAAGCATTACTCTGTTACCTCTAAATCATTAGCATAGCTAGTAAAGCCGTTTTCCTTAATAACCTTAAGCACGTTGTTTACACGCCCGATAAGTTCGTCTTTGTGACTAATTAAGAAAATGTTCTTTTGACGGTCTCTAGCCATCTTTTTTAGTACCGCTAGTGCTGATTCTACGCCGCTTGCATCGAGCCCGTTGTCAATTAATTCGTCAACAAACAGCAAGTTTACGTTCTGATATAGCGATTCCCAAACGTCTCTAAACGCCCAAGACAAGCCCAATATGAGTCTATTTCGTTCGCCTCTGCTGAGGTTATCGAAGTCTAGATCCTGTCCTAATTGTGTAATAATCACCGTTAAATCGTTCTGGAAAGTGACGGTATGCGGCAAGCCCATAGCGTACAAATAGTGCGTTAAACGGTTGTTTAAGTAGGCTAAGTTCTGATCAATAATTTTCTTACGGATAAAGCTATCCTTGCTAGTTAGCAGTTTAAGCAAGAACTCCTGGTGATCCTTTAAACTAGTCAAATTATTGATGGTATCCCATGAAATTTCCTGCATAGCAGTATTGCGCAGTTCATCAATTTGCTCTTGATACGGGTCAGTCTCACCTGCTTTGATAGTAAGGTTAGTTTCAAGAGTTTTAATAGTATTTTGATGTTTTAACGCTTCTTCTACAGTGTCGTAGTAAGTGTCTGGTCGTACATCAACTGTTCCGATTTCATCAATTTCTTTGGTAATTTTATAGATATCGTTAAGCAACTTAGTAGAGTATGACTGTGCTTCTTCCAAGTGCTTAGTAGCAGTATCAGTCATTTCTTCATGCTTATGGTCGTGAAGTTCTTGTTCACAAGCGTGACACTTTTTGTCTTGCAACTTAGCAAGCTCGGAAGCGTATTTTTTTACGCTTCGCTCCGCTTGCGCTATCGCTGACTCTAGCGTCGCTAGCTCTTTGTTTAAGCTACGCAGCTTTGCTGACTTCTCAGTGTACACTTTAAGCTCAGCATGTTTAGCAATCTCTGCTTCGATGTCGACGTTTTCTAATTCAATAATCGCACGACCGATTTTTTCTAAATCTAGCTCGTTTTGTGTCTTCCATGCAGCTTGTCTTGTTAGTAAACTATCAATGCTTTGTTGAATTTTATCGTTAGATTTTTTTGTAGCTTCGATGTTAGCAGTCTCAACAGTAATCTGATCCTTAGTTTGTTTAACTAATTCTTTTAGTGCTTCTGCTTTTTCACTAAGGATAGTAATACCTAGCAATTGTTCAATAATTGCTCGTTGATCAGCTGATTTTAGACTTAAGAATGGCTCAGTGTAAGTGTTAAGAGCTACGATATGTTTGAACATGTCGTGACTCATTTCGATTAACTGATCTAAATCCTTTTGTGTCTCGCGCATGTCGCCCTGAGCATCATCTGTTTCGCTAGTTTCTTGTTCTTGGTTATTAACAAAGAATTTTAATACAGAAGGTTTGCGTCCTCGTTCAATGCGATAGTCTTGTCCGTCTTTTTCAAACGCAAGTGTAACTAACATGTTTTTATTGTTAATTTTATTGATTAAGTTATCTTTCTTAATGTTGGTAAGTGCGTTACCAAACAATGCAAAACTTAATGCATTAACAATTGTAGTCTTACCTGTGCCGTTACGTGAACCGCTATCATCGCCGCCCTGGTCTAAGTTTTCACCTAGCACCAAAGTTAAATTTTGTTGTGCAAAATTGACTGCTTGAGTTTGGTTGCCCACACTCATAAAGTTTTTAACTGTTAGTTCTTTTAATTTTATCATAGGCTGTTATATATTGATAGTAACACATTTCTATCGTACGTGTCACTCTCAATGCTGACTAATTGGTTACTTACAATCTGGTCAACCGACTCGAAAGTTTGAATGTCGATGTCTGTATTAATTTCGACAGCTTTCTTTTCAGCAATCAGTGTAAGTTCTCTAATATCATAGTTGGCAATAAAGTTTTCTTTAATGAAGCTTGCTTCTTCGTAGGTAATATCGATATCTAAAGTAACTCGAAGATGTTGCTTTGGTAGTATTAATGTATCTGCTTCATCAATTAACCTACTAAGTGTTGTTGTCCTAAAAGTAGGTTGTCCTGGCCACGAGTAGTATTCTGGTTCACCACCCCATTCTAAAATCATCATACCACGATCATCATCCCAAGCATCTGCATAGTTATGTGGGAACGAATTGCCAATATAGTGCATATTGCCTTTGCTTTGACGTTTATGGAAATGTCCGCTAAAGCCTAATTCGTAGCCATTAAAGCTATCTAACTGTATCTCTCCAGTATCAGGCATCTGTACCATAGCGTTCATATAAAAGTGTGGTAGTTCAAAATGTCCAAAGATATATTTTGCTTGTTTCTTACCAATTTGCTTCCACTCTTCTCCTACAAGCCACGGACAGAGTGTAACGTCCCCAATGGTAGTCGGTTCGTGTACCACGGTAATTCCGGGAATATATTTTCCAAACTCAACGGAGTGAATATCCCGTTTGTCTTTGTAATATAAATCATGATTACCAGGGAAAAAATAAAATTGATCGAACGCCGCACCGAGCTTTTCCAAGGCCCTAAGGCTATAGTCC